ATGGACAGGAACGCGAGCCGATGCAGGCTATCGGCCCGTTAGTTTTTATAGTGTTGGGCAAGACCAAAATCAACAGGTATTTGCGTTTGCAGAAGAAGAAGAAGAATATATTCCATTTTGATTGGAGGATAAAACATGACCAATTATATGGCAGTAGCAATCGCAGAAGGTTTTGAAGAAGGAACCGAAGAAGAACAAATAGAGGCGTGGCAGCACCTTATTGATACGGGCCTATGCTGGCAGCTTCAGGGTTGGTTTGGCAGACAAGCAAATGCTTTAATCGAAGCCGGTATTTGCACACCGGCAAGAGGTTAGTATGCAAGACCAATATGGACAAAACATACCGGATGATTTAGTGCGGATACCAGATTATACGCACTTAATTGATGAAGAAATAAAGCTTGTTGCAAATGCTGATTGGTACGAAGTTTTTCTTGCCGATGATAGAACACTATTATGCGTGTCGGCCAGAGCAATAGATTATCTATCAGAAGAAGGTGACTTTTCACATTGCTGCATTGCGGAAATACTCCGAGTAAATGACGTGCTAAAACGATGGTCCGAAGAAGATGGGTTTTATTCCGCTTGATTGGAGACTAATATGACCAGGCAATATAGAGTATGGACGAAAGACGACGGCAAACAACACATTATTCGTACCGATTGGCAAACGTATGCCCGATGCAAGCAATGGATTATACAAAAATGGGGCTTTGTGCCGTCATTTGTCTTTATATCGTCTGCAAAAAATCGAGAAAGTTTTATCGCGTATAATGGAATATAAAATACGGATAGAAAAATATTGGAGCTTAAAATGAATTTACAAGAAATTTTAGAGAAACATGAATTATGGATTCAGGGTAAATTAGAAGGTGTAAGGGCAGACCTGCGGGGGGCAGACCTGCGGGAAGCAGACCTATGGGGGGCAGACCTGCGGGGGGCAGACCTACAGGGAGCGGACCTACAGGATGCGGACCTACAGGATGCGGACCTACAGGGAGCGGACCTACAGGATGCAAACCTACGGTGGGCATACCTACAGGATGCGGACCTACAGGGAGCGGACCTACAGGATGCGGACCTACAGGATGCAAACCTACGGGGGGCAAATCTATGGGGAGCAAACCTACGGGGGGCAAACCTGCGGGATGCGGACCTACAGGGAGCAAACCTGCCTGACTTTCAGATATGCCCTGAAACTGGTGCATTTGATGCGTGGAAAAAAACTGGAAACGGCGTTATCAAAATACGCATACCAGCGTCGGCTAAACGTATTTCTTCTCTTGTGGGCCGTAAATGCAGGGCCGCGTTTGTAAAAGTTTTGAAGGGAAGCGGATACTCATCAATAAAAAAACTTTATTATGAAGAAGGTAAAATTGTTCACGCTGATAGCTTCGATGATGATATTCGCGTTGAATGTTCACACGGCATTCACTTCTTTATGACTAAGGAAGAAGCGGAGGAATTTTACCAATGACAAAACAAGGTAAGCTAATTCTGATACGACTATTCTATCGGGGATGTGTCAGAATCTTGATACGGCAGAAAATAATCAAGCGGAGTAAAGTAATGAATGAGGATGGGTTTTATGCCCATTTTTTAGCGTGGGCAGCGACACGACCTGACCTTCAGGATTGTCCGAACAGTAAAGAAACCCTGATGCAGTTATTCTATGAATGTTTTCCTTCTAAGAAAATATCTGCGGAAGATGTGGTTCGGGCATGGATGGGGGTGTTCAGGGTTTGCTCTGATGCTGATAAGTTTGTGCCAAATGAAAAAATCTATGCCTATTTTTCCGAATGGCTACAGAAAAAATATGCAGGATATTCTATATCACGCAATCATTTTGGGCGTATATTAAGAACACTTATGCCGTCCCTTCCTTCTGTTGGCATGAGAAAATTTGACCGGCATACCAGAAAGCAAACGTGGGGATTACCATTACAAATAGTGGAGGTATCAGATGAGAAAAAATGAACAAGGGCTGACCTATTGCAGAGCGAATAAACACCCCATTCCCAAGACTCCGCGTACATCCGATAAATGGTGTGTCTGTGGCTACCATAACCGGGGTCAAAATCACTGTGAAGGTGAACATCACCAGAAACGGGAACAAGATGCCACGTAAACACCCTGGTCCCATAATGACGCGGTTCTGTAGAGGCTGTTTATTTGTAAAGCCTGTCAAGCAATTTACCAAGAAGGGTAAACACTGTTATAGATGCCGGATGGAAATAAAAATGGCCGGAGCAGAAAAAAAGACTTGACTTTTTGATATGAAGTGCTATACTATAAGTATGTTTATACACGGTACGTATCATTTTAGGATGGGTGTGGGGCTTGAGCAATCTGCGGCACACACCCCCGGCAATCATTCCTATTCACTCACCGGGGCCAGTTACCTCCGCTGGCCCCATCCTCTTTTTTGAAGGATGTAATAATGCCGTACCCGGACCTAAGTAAAATAGACTCCAAACGAAAATATCGGATAGGAACAAGATATATAGATGGGATAAAACAAGTATTTAGGTATGTCAAAATGGACTTCGGTTCATTGGGAAAGATAAATGGAAAAACAATACGGTGTATATTGTATAGGTGGATAAGGGTAAAATAATAGATATAATTATTGGAGAAAAATACTATGAAAACTCCAGCAGAAATAAAAATACAGATTGAAGCATTGAAAAAAGTCAGACCAAAAGTTCGTCCTTATAGCGTATTTGGGACTGACAATTTGGTTCAATTAGATGCTCAAATTGATGTTTTGGAAAATAACTTAGATAGCACTGACATTTTTGATAAATATGGTCATAGCGGTATTGACGAGGAAGTTGTGCCTGCTGCATTAGAGGCTCGTCAATGGATAGACGGTGATTCTGAATTTGATGATTTGGCCTCTGGCTATCCATTGGAAGAATGATAGATACAAGTAAATTTGACAAGACTCCACAATATTCGTTGGGAACCAAATATGTTGATTTTTGTGGACAAACATGGTGGTATGTTAGAAAAGAGAAAAGTATGAAAGTACAATTATTTGCAGGCAAAGAAAGTTTGAGCTTTTCAGTTGATGCACATAAGGGTGAAATAAAGCTACTCCTTGATGGTGAAGAAGTTTTTACCAAGAGGCAAGAACCCGTTCCACTATCAGCAGTGAGGTTGGGAAAATTTAGCGGACCGGCGTATGACCGCGTGATTCTGCGATTACCAGATTACATTTTACGCTCCACCTACAAGGGTCAAATTATTTGTGTTGCTGAAGATGGACGGCTTACTAATGCTTGGCTACAGGAGAATGAAAAATCCAGCATAAGATACTATAACGATGTTGTTACCCTGGATCAAGTGAGGATAAAATAATGATCAAAAAAGAAGAAGGCGAAGCACGTCAATTTAGCACCGGAGCACACAAACAACCAGCTAAAGATAAGGGTACTCCTGTTCTTTTTCCTGGGGATGCCTACCTTGAAATATGTAAACATTTTGAAGAAGGTGCTACATTACACGGTAGCAGAAATTGGGAAAAGGGCATACCGCTAAGTGAGCTAATAAACTCACTTGAACGGCATATCGCCCAGGAAAAAATGGGCTTGACAGATGAAAGTCACGACCGGGCACTTGCGTGGTGTGCTGTGGTATATCTTGCCACTAAATTGCGGATACGGCAGGGTATATTGCCTGCGGAGTTGGCAGACATACCCTCACCAGCAGAAGCAGCGGGACAGCAGGTTAGATCATCTGATGGACTTCGACAGCCTAAGCGATGTGCAATATGCAATGAACTGTTTTGTCCACCTGTTCCATCTGCTATTGTTTGCTTGGGATGTGGGGGGTAACTAATGAAAGCATATTTAAGCCATCCGATCAGAGGGTTTGCCGGGGTACACGCCACGCCTGCTATGCAGCGGGCTAATTGCGATAGGGCCAAGCGATTAGCTAAGATTATTCGGGCAATACGGCCTGATATTGGTCTTTACGTTCCTGCTGAATCCGAGGATTTTATATCACGGGCATTTGACGAAGGCTATTTGACTATAAAACAGATTCTTGCCATAGACTGTCAAATTGTAACAGCGTCAGACCTTGTGATATTTTATAACTTTGAAGGCGAACTTTCATTGGGCATGAAAAAAGAGCATGATGCTGCTTCTGTAGCAAATAAACAGATAATGATAGTAACTGATCCCATTGACATTGATCTTATTTTGAGGTTATAATATGGCGCGTGTTTTAGTCTGCGGTGACATCCATGAACCTGTTTCACACCCACAATATCTGCCGTTCTGTAAGTCTATCGGGAAGAAATATAAGTGCAACAAGACAGTACTTATTGGTGATATAGCCGATCTCCAGGCTATTAGCTTTCATGCCAGCAATCCGCAATGTCCAGGACCAGAAGATGAACGACTTTTGACTAAACAGGCTATTCGTAAATGGTATAAAGCATTTCCAAAGGCTTGTGTCTGTATTGGAAATCACGATGATCGTATTAGACGATTAGCTGAATCTGTCAACATACCAGTGAAATATCTCCGTGACGATAAGAAAATATGGGGAACGCCTGGATGGAAATGGGATTATGACTTTGTTATTGATAATGTATATTATCTTCACGGCACAGGTCACGGTGGAATCCATCCCGCCTATAACGTAGCATGTAAAATGCTCATGTCTGTTGTTATGGGCCATTGCCATGCCAGGGCCGGGGTCAAGTGGAAAGTGAATCCGATTACGAGGATATTTGCAATGGACGTTGGCTGTGGCGTGGACGTGAAGGCATGGCAATTTGCATACGGCAGGCATATCAAGGAACGCCCGGTGTTAGCTTGTGGCGTGGTCATAAATGGCACACCTTACCATGAGATTATGCCCATAAATCCAAGTGAAAAATTCAGCAAGGATAAATTGCGAAATGGAAAATGATAGGCCCTATCCAAAGCGTATTATTGTTGACTTTGATGGAACAATCTGTGGTTTTGCCTTTCCTGATACTGGACCACCAGAACCGCATGTTCAAGAGGGATTACAAAAGCTAAAAAATGCAGGCTTTGAGATAGTGATTCATTCTATTAGGATTAATAAAAATTGGGGTTTTGCATCCCAATGTAAACATCTTTCTATTATAGAAACATATATGTCAGTTCACAACCTCCCCTATGATGAAATTCTTGTAAATCCTGGTAAACCATTTGCAATGGCATATATAGATGATCGGGCTGTTCAGCATAAAGGTGATTGGTTAGAAACAGCACAAGAAACTTTGAAAATGATCAGGGAAAAAGATGTCCAAGAAAATAAAACCGTCACGAAATGAACGCAAAAAAGCAAGGCGAAAGCTCCTAAAGGGTCTGACTGCTTCAGCCTGGGGCCGGAGAAAGAATAAATGAACTTTTACATAGAAGAAACAGCATGTAAAAAATATGCGGCTTGTCCTAAAAAATTTAGATTGCATGGACAATATCTATTAAAAAAGTATTGGCAAATACAGAATGATCAACGAAAAGCAAAAGCCCACAAGTGAATTATATCGGGTTAATTGGGAACTGATCCATACTAAGAAATTTGCACTTCCCAGGTCACATCCAGAGGGTTGTGATTGTAATCATTGTGCGGCTGAAAATATTTGTAAATGTGCCTTCTGTGAAGTAAAACGAAAGAAGCTCAGGATTAAAGCTAATGAATTAGCTGGTCGTCAAGTGTATAAGGATGCTGGAGAATGACTGTTGAAGAATTGGTACAAGCGTTAGAGGAATTTGCATGTTTAGATCAGGTTAAAATAAATGATTGTCAGATCGCTGAGGTCAAGCGTATTGTCAAACCGAATGAAGATGCCTATGTTGAAATTATTTTGGAGCGTGGATTATGAATTTTGTAGATCAATCTAAAAATCAGGGGAAACAAATCTGTCATGTCGGCCAGCTTATAGGAGCAAATTTCAAGGAGACAAGAACTGCTTTTTTGGGCACATGTAGCCAAGGTGGATATGGTCTTTATCTCATTACCTATTCCGCGATTATACTTGCTGATAGCCCGATTGCTACTTGGGAAAACGCAGGTACACTCTGCAATATTGATAGGTTTGTGGATGTTAATATTTCAGTAAGGGGGGATAGTTAATGATATTTGATCGCGGGCGATACCAGCTTCAAATTAGCTATGGACTGCGAAGATGGGCTTTAGCCCTGGGAATAGGTTATGATCGGGGTTTTTATTGCCGCCACCTATTTATATTGTTTTTATGCTTTATGATACGCATTACCAAATTTACGTGGGAGGAATAAATAATGGAATTTCATTGGGGAAAAAATCCTGATTATCATCTTTATATTGGTCATACTTTTGATAGGAAAAATGGAAATATAGCCTTTCCATTCTGCATTTCCTGGGTTTGCGAACCCTTTTTTACAAAAACCAAATATTTCGTTATTTCAATGGAAATTTTGTGCTTCAAAATCTATTTTGCAGTTTGGAGATGGAAAAATGATTAAAGAAACACCCTTTGGAGATTTTGAAAAGTACCAGGAAGAAGTAGCCCTGCGGGTACGCTTTCTACGTGTGCTCCAGGCACTAAGCAGCACAATAGCAAAACAACACCCAGGTGATGCCGATTCATTGTTACGGTTTGCTAATTGTCTTGATAGTGCTCCCGATACCTATCCAGTATTTCAATATACTGCTCCCAAAGCACAGCGAGGAAGAAAACGGGCGTGTGTACTTGCATTAGTTCAACATGCCTGTTTTTTATGGAGTGGCGGGAGCGATCATGGAAAATTTGAAAAAGTCCTGGATCAGCTTGAAGAAATAGATGGGCGAGGACTGGATGCTTTTGTGCTCGAAGGTGATAGAATTAAAGGCTATGAATTGGAGAAAAAATAATGCCGTACATAGACCCTGAACGTAGAGTTGATATTGATAAAGCGATTGCTGAAATCTTAAATAAACACTTATTTAAGGGCGACATTACCTATGCTATTTCAAAGTTAGCGCATGAATGGGTTAAATATGCATGTCCTGCGTATAATTATATGGCCCGTAGCGAAGGAAAATCAATTTTAGCTGATGCCCTTGATGAGTATAACAATGCTGTAATGAATCCTTATGAAAACAAAAAGCGTTTGGAGAATGGACCTATAAGTGAACTTGACGCCGTGAACTTGGAGGATGTGAGATGATATGGGGTAAAACATACAAAGAACAAAAAATACACCGGCAAACAAAATGGTTTGCGTGGTATCCTGTTCAACTTAAAGATGGTAGGTGGTGCTGGTTAGAATGTGTTTGGCGGTTTGAACACTTAAACTCTTATACCTACCACATTATACCCGCCGATTGTCCAGATTTTATATGATGAACTGGCAAGATGTTCTACAATCTGTTAATTGGCCCACAACGGCCCTGATCATTGATTTTGAAACGTATTTCGACAGCAAGTACAGCCTTAGTAAAATGTCAACGATAGAATACCTGACCGATCCTCGTTTTGAATTACACGGTTTCGGCATATTTGAAATGCACCAGCCATTTGCTGCGGTCAACGCTAATTCTCAATTCATAGATGCAGATAGGATAAGCCAATGGATCAATATATTGCAAACAAATTACGGCAAGAACCTGGAACGCTGTACTGTAGTAGTCAAAAATGCAATGTTTGATATTACCCTAATGCAAGTCCATTTTGGCATTGTACCACTGTATATTATTGATATTGATAATCTATTGCGATATTATGATGCTCGTATGAGTCATAAAATGAAGGATGTAGCTCCTGCCTGTGGTTTACAGCCGAAAGGTGATACTAAACAATTCCTCGGTAAGCATACAGCCGAAATTGATATAGCAGCTATGGTTGAGTATTGTCGCAATGATATTGAAATAGAAGTAGAATTATTCCGAAAGTTTCTACCATTACTCACAAATCCAGAACTTGAAATACCGCTTCAGCGGCATACTCTGAAAATGTATCTTGAACCCCGGTTGACATTAGATTATGCTAAAGCCAAAGAACTAATAGAACAAATGCAAGCAGAATTGGATGCTGCTGTCGAAGCTACAGGGCATACGGCTGAAGATATATCGGGTGACATTTCGTTCGCCAGGATAATTCAAGAGGCTTTGGGCAAGGAACTATTACCAGTAAAACCAGGCGAACCTACTAAAAACATGATCCCGATCACTGGTCCTGGAAAAATACCGGCCCTGGCACAGAATGATGATGGAATGAAGTATCTTCTCCAGCATAAGAATCCAGAGGTTAGACAATTAGCAATAGCAAAACAGGCCATAAGTTCCTGGCCCAATCATATAAAACGTATCAAGTCTATGGTTGCCCAAGCCAAAGCCTCTGGAGGTAAACTGCGGATACCTCTATATTATTATGGTGGACATACGGGCCGTTGGAGTGGAACCCAAGGCATAAATCCGCAAAACTTTGGTGGCCGGGGTAGAATGAGAGCATTGCATCCATTGATCGGGCAAATACGGGAGTTGATAATAACCGAATGAATGAATCTATGATCATAGCTGATTCTGCTCAGATTGAAGCAAGGGCATTGGCATGGTTAGCCGGTCAAGATGATCTTACCCAGGGCTTTGCCAACAATGAAGATATATATTCTACCCTTGCAGCAGAATTATTCAAATGTCATATTCACAAGCCGAATGAAACTGATCCTGAGCCTGTTGCGAAGCTGCTGAAGTTGCGGCGTGGATTTGGAAAAGATGCCATACTTGGTGCAGGATACGGGATGGGTGCTGACAAATTTTATTCTCGATGTCTGGAGAATGATGCACTTAGACCCCTATTTGAATCTGGGCAATATAATCTTCCATTCATAAAGTATATTATAGATACGTATCGTAGTAAGTATGCCAGAATCCCTAAACTATGGAATACGGTTGAAAAGTGTTTTAAGTGGGTGTTGAAATATCCAGATAAAGTAATGGCTTACGGTAGTGACTTTGTGTCTGAAGGATGGGTAGCCAAAACATTGCTTACTTTTTGGAATGAAGATGGAACAGCCATAATCCAACTTCCATCGGGTCGATGCCTCAGATACCGCCACGCCCGGCTCAAACGGACCCTCAATAGATCTGAAATCCGGTGGCATTATGGAGCACTGTGGGGTGGTAGCCTGGTGGAGAACATAATCCAGGCCATAGCCCGTGACCTGTTGGGGTGGTGGATATTGGAAATAGAAAAACAGGGCATACCTATTGTGCTCCATGTCCACGATGAAGTGGTATGTATTGTACCCGATAAAGATATATTGCTTACTTCTATGATTGTAGAACAGATAATGAAGTCTGTACCGGAGTGGGCAGCGGGATTACCAGTAGATGTTGAAATAGCAACGGGAAAGAAATATGAGAAATAGACGGCAAAATATCCTAATAGAAAAGGCTAAACTACAAAAGCAAGCAAAGAAATTCGCTATCATGGCCGAGGGTGGTAAAGCATATAATCCTGAATCAACACTTGCAATACCAAATCCATATCGTCCAGGAACAGAAGCATATAAACTATGGGAAGCTGGCTGGAAAATGGCAGCACAAAAGCTCAATTTTAGTCCAGATGCCCTTGCTCTTGAAGTGACATTTGATCCTCAACTGGATGTTACGCCCAAAATTCCAGAACGAAAACCAAGAAAGCCCAAAAAAGATCTCGAAGCGACTGTACTTAAAGAGTGTAAAGCGTTTCTAAAAAAAGTTGGCATATTCGCCTGGCGTAATAATACTGGCGTATTTCAAATGGGATCAAGATATATCGGCTTTGGGACCAAAGGATCTTCAGACATTATTGGCATTTGTCCTGATGGCAAATTCCTGGCTATTGAAGTAAAGCGTAGAGTAGGCGGCAAGCAAAGCCCGGATCAAGAATGGTTTCAGGCTAATATAGAAGCAAATAATGGCGTATACCTGCTTGTTCATTCGGCAGATGAACTCAGAACTAAGCTAATTGAATTGAGGATAATAGAATGACCCAAAGAGATGAATGGCGATTGTCTGCATCCTGGTTGAAATGTTTCAAGGCATGTCCCATGCGGTGCAAATACGCATACGTTATGGGCCTGCGGCCCATTGAAGAAACGGATGCCCTGCGAATGGGAAGTAATTGGCATAGTGTTCTGGAGATTGGCAACACTCCAGAGGGGGCTATGTGCCCAAATTGTGCTGGTGGTGGGGGGCACGGAAAATGTCCTATCTGTGATGGTACAGGTGCTATGCCTGATCCTGTTGAGGCTGTCACCAGGTATCTCAATGCAGCGTATGAAACATGCCCAATCAATAAATCAACTGATGAATGGGAAGTGGAACGCAATATCCTCTACTATAGCTTTTTGGCCTATCAGAAATATTGGGAAGATGATGAGATCGAAGTCATTGATACTGAAATTCCGTTCCGGTTAAAATTATGTAATCCTCTCACCGGGGCTACGCTTCCTGATGTTATAGTTTTGGGAAAGATCGACAAGATTGTGCGGCTATCAAATGGCGTGATTAGACTGATGGAGCATAAGTCTACCAGCAAAAGCATTGAATCGGATTCATTATATTGGCAACATCTCAGGCTCGATCCTCAGTTTAATCTATATCCGTATGCTGGTAGGGTGTATCAAACACAAGGTAAGCTGGACTGTCTATCGGCCACAGATCCATTGATCACTGGCGTATACCATGATGTTTGGCATAAGCCACAGATTCGGCCAAAGAAACTTACCCAGGCCGACAGCAAAAAGTTTGTAACTGATGGTTTATATTGTGGGATGCCATTTAAGGTTGATGATAATCTAATACGAATAAATGGCGTAGCTGCCGAAATAGAACCTGGAGCTAAAGAAGGAACCTTTGCTATCCGGGAAACGCCTGATATGTTTGGGGCCAGGTTATATTCAGATATAGCATCACGACCTGAGTATTATTTTGCCCGCAGGGAAGTCTCAACAATAGATGATAAATTGGATAAGTTTGAGCAGGAAATGTATAACATCTACCAGGTTGCAAGGGCTATGGAAAAACGCGGCCTGTGGTGGCAGAATGATACTCAGTGTGAGGCAACCTTTAGATGTCCCTATGTTCCTATTTGCTACTATGATGTGGCAGTAGATCCAAATAATCCCCCGGATGGTTTTGAAATAATATTCAGACAAGAACATTCTATTCAGGAGTAAAATATGGGAAAGTTACCTATTAAAAAATCCGCTGGACCACCACCAATGCCGCCGAAGCCAAAGAAAACATTCTCGGTAAAACGCTGGAGTGGTGAAAAAGAAGGGGAAAAGGTTGTTGTTTATGCCGATTCCGGTATGGGTAAAACTACCCTTGTTGCCCAAATGACAGGGATGGTATTTATCGGTTTGGACGATGGCGGGTCCAAGATAAAAAACCCGATTACCAGCGAGGATCTTCTTTATGTGCCTGAAGTAAAGTCTTATCAAGATGTCCGTGATGCTTTACAGCAGATAGCTCTATTTGATGATGCTAAGGGCGTGTGCATTGATACCGCAACCTATTTGGAAATGCTTGCTGAACCCTGGTTATTTTCACACGTACCAAATTCTAAGGGCCAGCCAGTTACTAATTTGAAAGCATACGGATGGAATGAAGGTTACAAGCATTTGTATGATGCTTTCTCGCGTATACTCCAGGATCTTGACGGCCTAAAACGAATGGGCAAGCACGTTATCCTTATTTGCCAGGCTGACAGCCACAAGATACCGTATCCTGGTGGTGAGGATTATCTGAAATATGGTCCAAGACTTTACAACGGAAAACCAAGCAATATGGCCCAGGTTGCAGAGTGGGCTGATCATATATTCCATATCGGCTACCAGCAGTTTCAGGTCAAGGAACGTAAGGCTACTGGCGATACTACCAGGGTTATTTTTGCCGATGGGGATGTTCATTTTTATGCCAAATCTCGGACACTCCGAAAACCCGTTATTTCGTTTGACACACCACAAGATGATAGCCTTTGGAGATTTTTGTTAGGGGATAATTACAATGGGTAAGATTCCGAGAAATGCTAAATGTCCGTGTGGAAGCGGGCTGAAGTATAAAAAGTGTCATGGTGATCCAATTAAACAAGCTTTAGTGGAGGATGCTGCCCGTAAGATAATGGAAGTGTTAATAGCTGAAGAAATACAGAAAATTTATAAGGAAAAAACAGATGGCAAGACAAAAGAAAGTAAAGTTTGAAGAACTTAAAACTGGACAGTATTTTAGGCACAAAAGAAAACTGTATATCAAAGATTCAGGTGGAGAAAGTGCTGTTCATTTGGCAACTGGAGAAATTGACCTTTTTGAAGAATCACAAGTAACACCCGTAAAAGTATACTTTAGAGTTCGATAATTCAATAGGAGAAAATGTATGGGTTTAATTACACAAGCTGCAAATTATCGTGGTGCCCCTACAGATTGGGGCGTCAATGAAACAAGAAATGGGTTTCCTCAATTCTGTGTGTCATTATTTGCACAGGAAGTTTGGGATCCAGAAGATCAGCAATGGTATGCGGTAGAAGGTGACCCTGAAATCACAGCCTATCTGGTTTTATATGACAGCAAGGGCCAGGCCACTCTAAACTGTGAGCAGATCAAAAAGGTTTTTGGTTGGTCAGGCAATTCTTTTGCCGAACTTAACGATGGGCAATATGCTGAAACTCCGGTACAGTTTAGGGTTGAAGAATCTGTATATGAGGGAAAGCCACAGATCAAGGTCAACTGGATAGATGAATATGATGCTGTCCCTGGCCGTGCTGTAAAGAAGTTCGATTCTGAGGGGCTAAAGAATCTTGACAAGAAGTGGTCTAAGTTTCTCACTGGTGGTAAAGTTCAAGCTGCCAAAGCACCGGCTAAAGGAAAAAAGGCTATAGTAAAGTCTGAGGCTACTGTCCCGGCTTCGACTCCGCCAGAACCCACAGTACCAACTGAGACACCGCCTGCTCCTGTTACCAAGCCTCCAGTCCTCGCTACTCCCAAAAAGACCAAAGCAATGTCAAAGCAACTGGCATGGGAATATACAGTTGAAAAAACTGAGGGCTACGATGATGCACTAAGGGCAGAGGAATGGACCAGAGCCATTGGAATTATCTGTCCTGGGCAAGACAATGACAAAAATATTTCACCCGTAGAGTGGGGCAGAATAGCCGAAGCTACTGTAGAAGCAGTCAACAAAATAAAGTTCTAACAGTCCCTTGTGCCCGCGGGCATTATGGCCGGTAGTGGGACCAGCCGCTACCGGCCTTTTGGAGATATTTGTATGGACTTAGCCTTACTTTTTGAGACTTACTGCACCAATGTTTCATCGGCTATGTTGGATGTATTGGCGAAAGATCTCCAGCTTGATCCCATTTATATTGATAAATTAGGTGTCGGCTTCTGCCCGCGTTATCAGTCTTGGGCATTTGCAGAACGCGATGAAAAAGGCAAGATTATAGGAATTGTTTATCGCGGCATAGACGGCAAAAAGTTCATGGAAACAGGTTCTAACCGGGGTCTTGCCTATTACCTAAACCAAAATTATGAAAGAGGAGAAAAGCGTTATGCCCCAGGAAAACATAACTGGACCAGAACAACTAAGGATCGGCCATGTCCTATTTGTCAAAGGATTAAATACTGCATGGTATCAAGTGAATCTCCAGGAAATCCCGCCGCCGTATTATGTACCAAAGTTCGAGATGGATCAGTCAAACCCATACCTGGGGCAGCGGGGTTTCTCCATATTCTCGATCAAGCCCGGTCAATGGCTAACACCACAAGAGGATTGCTGCCAGTATCAGAATATCCGGTCATTGTGGTCGAGGGTCACTCGGATGTTATTGCTGCTATGGAAATGGGTTTTGTTGCTGTAGGCAGACCCTCTGCACAGGGTAAAATGGATCTTCTGGCGAAAGTATGTGCCGGTAGAAACATTATTGTTGTTGGAGAAAATGATTCCGGTGCAGGCAAGGAAGGAATGGAGGCAGCTTTCCAAACGCTCAAATCCGTTTGTCCAAAAGTTAATAAGATACTACCACTGGAAGGTTTTAAGGATCTTCGGGACTGGAAAAATAGAGGGGAGCTTAAACTCGAAACCCTTCTCAAATACGTGGACCAACACAGTGACACGGAGATAGATCCCGATATTTTGCCAAGTGACGTAGCTGCTGATATTGCTAAAGTATATCTAAAGAACAAGTATAATCTTATTGACCAATGTATGCTACGAAATTGGAAAGGCCAGTGGGTAGAATACAACGGCAATAAATACATTCAGCTTCTCATTGAACGAGTGCGGGGTGATGTATACAGGTTTCTTGAAGATAAAAAATATCCAAGGACAGACGCAAAAGGCGGCATTACCATAACTCCATATAAACCCACTCGTTCCAAAGTAAGTGACATATTGGATGCCTGTTGTCAATGGTGTCCGATAGGAGAAGATCCTCCGGTATGGCTTGATGATAAAGAAAACTTTGATCCGGTTGATCTTATAGTATTTGAAAATGGTATATTGGAATGTAACCACAATATCCTAAAGCCCCCAACCCCAAAATACTTTAGTTTTACGGCTTTGCCTTATCCCTGGGAAAAGGCCAAGAAGCCTGAAGTATGGTTAAATTTTCTTAACGACGTTTTCAACAAAGATCCAGAACGCATAAGACTTCTTCAACAGTGGTTTGGGTATAACCTCGTACCTGATATGGGTTTGGAAAGGCTAATGGTGTTTGTGGGTCGACCACGTTCAGGTAAAGGGACTGTTATATCGGCCCTGACAGCTATGCTTGGGTCTGAACAAGTCGCTTCCATAAGCTTTGCCGAAATCTGTGGTCCCTTTGGGCTACAACCACTTATAGGTAAGCTGGCCGCACTCCTTAGCGATGCCAGAATTTCAAGGCGTGTGGACGCGGGACAGGCATTGGAAAGAATCTTAGCCATAACTGGTAGAGATCCGGTTAGTATAAATAGAAAATGCCTGGCCGCACTCCCAAATATCCAGTTAAAATGCCGATTCACTATAGCTGTCAACGTGCTACCATCTTTGCCTGATCATGCCCAGGCTCTTGAATCACGGCTTGCCCTTTTGCACTTTCCAAATTCTTATGTGGGCCGAGAGGATAGAAGCCTAAAACGTAAAATTCAAGCCGAGGCCCAAGGAATATGTATGTGGGCCTTAGATGGCTTACGAGATCTCAGAGAAGAAAAAGATTTGATCATACCAACATCATCGGAACCTATTATAAATGAGTTTAGGGCTGTTACTACTCCGGCTTCTTCATTCATAAATGAATGTTGTGAGATAGGCAATGGTACGGCAGATGTTAATGACCTCTATGAAGCATGGAGGGGATGGTGTGGTATACATGGGCTGCATCCAGGTTTCCAGGCTCAGTTCTGCCAGAAGCTTATGTGTGTATTGCCCGATATTTCTATGGATGTTTCTACAAGGCAAGATAGATCTGTTCCTATTTATAACGGCCTTAGAATAAGAGCATGGGTTTACAAGGACTTTTTAGGAAAACCATAATGGAAAAAACACGATTCATCATTTTGAATAAAAAATTACAGAAGATCGACATTACCAGGGTCATAGAAGTTTTACAGTTTTATGCCTCTGAAGAAAGTTATCCTGATAAAGTAAGTGAAGATAAAGGCAAACGAGCAAAATCTGTACTGTTTAAGTTAGGAGTTAAATTATGAAAATAGCTATAACTACTTTTATCTTAATATTGTTGGTTATATTATTTATTGTTCTGGTTACACTTCCGGCTGGCTGTAGTCTAATTCACACTGATCCTGGTCCAATTATTGAACCGATTACGCCGACACAAGTTCTATATCGGACAGTGATGAAAACCGATTGGTTAGTTACCCTGGCTATACTTGGTATAGGCGGTGGAGCTTACGCTTTTTTTAATGGACATCTAAAGGGCATTAAATTTGCTGCCGCCTGTTTAGTGGTCCTGGGTATTACCTTATGGATTACCCGATATGGAACTTGGGTAGCCTGGATCACTGGAGCTTGTGCCATTGGCCTACCGGCTCTGACCATATACCTCAATCGGAAGGCATTACTCCAGATTATAACTGGGGTGCAGAATGTTAAAGATGAAGGAGTATTAGTTGTAGAACGACAGAAGGCCAATAGACTTTTATCCAAAGTCCAATCTCCCGAAACCCAGGCTATAGTTAAGAAGATTAAGGAAGGTGGTAATTTATGAACGAGAAAGAAGCGATTAAGAAGTTAAGGCGGCAGGTTAGGTCGTTAAAAAAACAACTTGCGGAGATACAGGCATTGCAGAAGCAAGAATGTGTCGGCAGGTCTTTCCATCCAATCGGGCCTGACGCCATAGACCCGTATGGTGTTTAGAACAGAAAGGCGGTGTCAAGTGATTAACATAATTCTATTTATAGCATTGATTCTAATGGGAATCTACGACCTATACTTAGTTTATAAAAAGCAACCAACAATATCACAGCGTATTCAAGGGCTATTCCCAAAAGCAGTTGATAAAGTTATAATGATTTTAACTATGTCTGCTGTATGGTATTTTGGCAGCTGGATATTGTTTACCCACGTCATGTGGGGAATAGTAATAGGCCATTTTTTGTGGAATGAATAGAAAGGAAAACTAATGTTACATTATTGTGATGGATGTTGGTGGTGTAATTTTTTCCACTCTGGTAAAATATGGTGGGTACTTGGTATTGAGTGTGTACTTATATTGAGTATCGTAGTATATAATTATTGGGTGAAGAAATGATCCGTACACGCAAACAGTTAATAAACTGGATCGAGGAACATGGGCCAAGGCCGTGTATACGCCGGGCTATCCGGGAAGGTCAGCCGATAGAACATCTTGGTGGGTTTGTTCCGGCTATACCAGGAAAATTTTCCCCAGGCTGGATCGTCCGTGTAACTTCTCGATTTGGAAAAACCTGGGATGTTGGTGTGTGGTATTCTGGATGGACGAGGAACAGTCTTGTTACCGATGTTCTTAAGGATATACCCTGGGAAAATTGGGTTGGCAATAAACCAAACAATCTTTATTCTGGAGACAATCCTATTCGCTATGAAACCTTACAAAGACTTCATAAAACTCAAAGATGCCCCTCGGTTAATCCTAAAACTAACCGGGAAAAGGGTTAGCTATTATTCTCTTAGAAGATGGGCCGATACAGGTAAGGCAAGTTATAGCCAACGTATAATAAAACTTAAAGTTGAATTGCGTGGATGTCACCCCTTTACTACTGAAGAATGGGTTACAGAATTTCTAAAAGAGGTAAATGAATGATCGGACAATTCTATTATCGAAAAGCTATTTCACAAGGCATAAGCAAAAGCATCCAACCAAAATTCTGTGTGCGGGCAACTGATGAAATATGTTCTAATCCTGCACCAATATTATTGGAATATAAAGGTGCATTTACTCTTATACCTATTGAATTTATAAAAGATGCCATAGAAACTATTATAATGCGTCAAAAATTAAGTAAGACTGAGAAATCCTGGAACTCTACATTACATTGGGAAATGGGTACGCCTGTATCATCTAAAGTAGCCAGGATACTTTTAGCGGGATCTGGTATAAACAACGAGGATGTTGACGACAAGACCCCCAACAGCGGAGAGAGCCACGACTAAAAGGGCTATATTTAACTTCTGGTGATGTTGCAGGTGATTGCCGAGGATCTTCTTGACCCAACACATATCAGTTTGTAACTGAGCAAGTTGTTCATTCTCTCTTTTAGTCATAATACAATCCTCTTTTCTTTTTTGGTTTGCCTTCTTCAAGTGCCCATTTACTATAGATCAACCTACGGGGATCTTTTGTTTCTTCTTTTGCAAGGGCTACTGCCCCTTCTGCTGTGCGAACCATCTGAGCAGTCGGCATTCCAGTAGCGGCACCAATGGCTTTACTGGCGTGAATTATCACATCAAAAAGATTGCCCCGTCTGGCAGCAGCTACGGTTTTCTGTGCTTCTGTTGGAGCTATGGTTGCAACAGTTCCACTATCCCCCCATCCCTTAATAGCTGCCTGAATCCATCGGCCAAACAGTACAACACCGGCAAGTGGATATGTTGCAAGATCAATAATAAGTTCGCTCGGTTTTTTAGGCAATCTCGCCCGGCCAATCATGCCATATAATATGGCCGGTAAGATCCAGGAAAACATAGTTCTATAGGCAACTATAGCGGGGCTGATCTTGCCGTATCTATATGCCCCACCTATATCATGCAGATAGAAGTTGAAGTTTTGATTAACCTGGTTTTGGAATGTGGTGACAAGCCGTTCCATTACTCCACCCCTGTAGAACGCCGGGAGATCCTTCGGATTTGCCATAGGCTGAGTTCGCCCGATCCACTTATCGGCGTATGCTATAGCATCCTGTTCTTTCATATCCTTTTCTAAGGCCGTGTCATATAGAGATTTCCAGGCCACTACGACAGTATGACGATCCATCCAACGTATCCAGGCCAGGGATGGGGGGGATAATGACTTGCCTTTGAGCCGTTTTGTTATGGTCCGTTTATTCCAAATTCTTCTCAGATCTCGATCAAAACTTCTGGTCCTGGCTACAGCAGATCGGTCATGGACAAATTTTTCCATAGCCTGATAGCCCTTTGGATAAGCAGCCCTCGCTATATTTATAGGCGTGTATTTAGTCATAAGTGGGTCTACGGCTACAGCATTAGACATTGATAGCGTCTGCCTGAGACTTGACGGTATGCTCCAGCCGATAGCGTATGCTATGCCGTTTCGTCTAAAAATAGAAACAAAACGCTCAAACCAAGTATATGATTCACCAGTTGTACCACGCACAGAATCCTTTATAAAAGTATTGAGTAACCTTGTCCCCTGGCCTGCGGTCCTTGAATTAACAGTAGCTTTATATTCCTTGTTTCGCATTATTATCTGGAGATTAGCTGCAACCGGAGCCATGTTGATAAACCTATTAACCCGGCTTAGATTATACATATAGGATACAAAAGCATCCAATTCCAGTTTTCCATAGGCCCCAGGTTTACGTTCCTGGATCATACCAGCTTCGGGGCCGGTCTTTTCGGAAGTAAATGTACTGGCAAGTTCGGACAAGAAATCGGGTTGAAATTCAAGATCCAGATCTCTCCGTATAATTGGGGCATATCTAATCTCTTTCCCTACGGTTAAACCTACAATATTGGCTGTCTTTTCCAGGATCGGAAACTGTTTATCATATTGATCGAGCAACCACTCAGCAACTTCCTTCTCCTGATTACTCATAGATTCTTCTATACGCTGGAGATCAACATCAGAAAACCCCATGCCGCGTCGCAGATAGCGTAGACCATTCTTATTCTGCTTTAGGGTGTGAACACCGATACGCTGTGCCGGGGTAAGCCTGAAGGTACGTTTCTTGCCGGAGATTGTTTCTCCTTCTATATCCTGGGCTTTGCCTACCCATTGGTCAACAGGTATATTTTTTTCCTCCAGGATCGACATGAAATTGGCTATGTCGCTATTGGTCGTTTCAACGGTAGCTTCTTCAGCGGCTTTAATGGGTTTCCATATATTGTTATAGTTTGGACCTTCCTTATGCCCATCAAGAAATTCGAGAGTACGCTCCATCCTACGGAACTGATCATACGCAGTAGTAAGCATATTCTTTGTTTGGTCCCACCACTGTTGCAATTTAGGTTTATTTAATTCTTCAATATCTTCCGGGATCGGTTTACGACGTGCCTGATCTATGGACTGAATCATTTCTCCGGTGGGATCTTCAGGCATCTCAGGAGTCTCAGGAGTAATGCCAACCTCAACAGCAGCCGCTTCCAGTTGGCCCACGTACTGACGCATCTCCTTCAGCGTCATATCTTTCATGGAAGTCTTGCCTGTGATAGCCCCCATATACTTGCGTCGTTCTATTTCGTCCATTCCGAGTTGACGTGGGATCTGGTGGCCTTTGATAAGAAACTGTCGGCGTATATCTTTAGTGGGTTTCTCCACTCTGGCTTCAGCCGGAGGTTCAGCAAGTTCAATTATTGAAGGTTTATCCAGTAGTTCATTACCCAGGGCAAATACCTCTTTAGAAAAATTGATATGGTCCTGCGGATTATCGTGGAATGACTTTACTACTGTATTTTCATCAACATCAAGAGTGGACTTGGCCTCCAAAACATCAGCCAGTTCTGTACCCTCGTACAAAGCTAAATTGTTGATATTGAGATGAGATATTATATCAAAATTACGACGAATAAAATCCAGGGTACGCCTATACGTAGTAGCATCTTCACCAGGCAGACCGATCATAATATTTGGAATAAGGGCAATACTGTTTTTACGAAGTTTTTCTGTGGCCTTATCTATGAGTGCTTCTCTCGCTGGTTTATGGAGTTTTTTAAGAATCGGGTCATTATACGATTCAATGCCAAGTTCTATATATTTAATTCCAGATTTCTGCAAAAACTCATCAGAGAATTTCTCCATCTGAGCAGCAGTAGTCTGCACTATAAAGCCCTTGAATCTTGGATTTTTCTTTTGAAGTTTTTTTCTTATGCCCACAAGTTTCTTGTAGTTTTTACTCTGTCCAAAGGTCTTATCATCCAGGTATACATATTCGGCATCAAGATCGGCCATAGCTTCAATTTGGCTGTCTATCATTTCATCCGTTACTTCAGTTACTCCCTTGGGCACAGTACAAAAAGCACACTTATGCAAACAACCCTTAGACATGCACAAACGGGCCTGCACACTTGACCCGGCAAAGAAACTCATATCAATACCAGGCTTGAACCCATAGCCTTCAACCTTAGCCATTTCCTCTATGCTATTGTATGTTTTTACGTTATCTATGCCCTTAAAATATCCTGCCGGTGCATATCCTCCCACTATTACTTCACCGTCAAAATTCTCCGCTATCTGACGGATAAAGTCTTTATTTATATCAAGTGAACTAAAGAATATTTTCTTGTACCCAGATTTGGCAAGAAACTGTATAGCCTCATCTACATCCCTGACAACATAGGCATCGGAATTAGGAACAGTGTTTGCTACTGCTCCCATCCAACCGGGTACTTCCCAAAAATCTTCAAGCCTATCATAACCTTTACGTGTACTATAGAGTTTGTCAAAATATGCCTTAGCCTCTGGATCTTCTTCAGTGGTCAACAATGGTGAAGAAAACTGAATTAGTAAATGTCTGCCTTTGTTGCTGGCAGCATCATGTTGCTTTCGCATCCATAGATTTTTGCCACCCCTGCGATCCGGCAAAGCTGACTTTGTGGTTGCCACACTATAATCTATAGATGGTGGTGTTACGTCCATTCCCACTGGCTCTGCCACAGGCTCTTGTTGTTCTACAAGTTGTTCCAAAGCACCTTTATTATTTTCATACCACTGGTTGAAAGCTTTGTGATGAATCTTACGCCTACCCTTAGTTGTTACCTCCGGGGGTCGCATAATATGGCCTATTTCATGTATGATGGTTTCTTTGATGGCCTTTTGATCATTGATATGACGAGGGTGTTCAGCATTGATAGTAATTTCACTTTGCTTTGGCCCCCGGCTCCTATGCCATCCCATTCTCTTAAAAACTGGACGGGTAGACCACATCCAATTTATTTTCTTCTCTACCCCAAGATGCCCTGCTATAGCATCGCCAACTTCCTGAAGCGTGGCCTGATTAGTCACTTCTTTAGGAAATTGTTGAACAACATTCTGTACAAGCCTGGTACGGATATTGCCCACAATAAGCTGACGTTTTTCTTTTTCCTCATCTGCTAAATCTGGATCTTGGGCTATATCTTCCTCGGCCACACCAGACAGCACGTGCCCCCGGACATCAGATGTAGCTACAGCGAATTTACCAACGGCTGCACCACCAGCACCGGGTATAATACCCATGAGTCCACCGATCAAACCTGCCTGAGCATACCGATCTATGGTCCCTGTTATACCTCCTGGAATAGATTTATCATAAACTATTTTCGCTGTCATGTCCTGCCAGGCAGCCTGTGATATTTCTTCCAAGGCTTCCTGACCGGCTACTCTGATAACGTCCATAGTCAGACTTTTCATTCCCTTAGCAGCAACTTTTTGTGCCGTTCTCTTTGTTACGGCATTAAACATTCCCTTGCCTATTTTCATTATTCCTTGAAGTTGCATCTGTTCCAGAGCACACGACACAGATCCATAAATATGATAAGCAGCTTCAGCATCATCTTTAGAGGCATTGTCCTGTATGGCCTGATCGTAAGCCTGTTGACCCTCAGCGGCATACATAAGCCCTATAGCCATATTAGGCACTCCAGCAGCAGTAAATATACCCGCTCCAAGCAAAATAGGAGTTGATTCAGCCAGGGCAACAGCAATCTTATCCGGGCTTGTTACCAGATCAACAAAGTTTTTAGGAGGTTCAGTTTCCCATTCAGGGTGTTTATCAACTATGGCCTTAACTCCTTCTCTATGCCATTCACCAGCACGACCAAGTTCAGTAGTAACGGTTCCAAAGAAATCCTCTACTTTACGCATATCCTGAAGTTTAGTCATTTTCTGTTTTGGGTCTTTGGCCCCAAGAACTTCATCAGCCATAGTTGCCATAACCGGGAGTTTAACCTGGGTCACAATATGCTTAGGCATATCAACCACAGCAGTTCCGAGACTCATCCACCCACGCATGAAAGCACCACCAATTTGACTTAGCACATCTCCCTCTTGCTCCGGCATAGCCGGTGTTTCTTCGAGAACAAATCCTTCAGGAAGATTCATCGGCTCTACTTCAAATCCTTCGGGTACTTCAGCCGGTGTCTCTGTCTCTGTTTCTAATTCAAACCCAGGGGGTAAATTCATTTCGCTGGTTGCCATGTTTTCCCACCATTATTAGACATAATTCTTTGACCAGTTTTGGAATTACGTGCATAAATAACTGGTTCTGATCTTGCGGGTGTAGCCAACTGATGCCCCGTAAACGCATGAAACCGCATCGGTGCAACTTCAGCCGCAGATTTATCTGGTCCAGAAGGCTTTGGTTTCGCAGCAGTTAAATGCGAGGATAGCGGGGTTGATAACCTGGCTGTGTGAACACGCTGAAATATATCAGTTGATTTGGCCCGTAGTTGAATGATGGCAGCATCTTCGGGGTTCCACTTCAGATCATCATCAGACTTCATCTTAGCATCCCATATTTTATCAAGTTGATATTGTTGTCGGGGAGTGCGATCTGAATATCCCTGCATCTCTCTCCATTTAAGGTATTGCCCAATCAGTTTACCCTGCGGAACATTGGTCCAGAAATGGGGTTTGACTGCCTCTGTATATTGATCTATGGAAGGTTCATAACCTATTTGCTGTTGTGGAGAAAACGGCATACCAGATGGGGTTCGTTCCTGGGGTTGACTAATAGTTATACCCATCATCTTCCAGGCAGCGGCATCTGCCTGGGCTGGATCTATAGATCCCTGATCTACCAGACTTCGCATATTCTGAAGCTTCTGCTTAGTCTCATTCATTTTCATCGTATATTGACCGGCCTTTTGTTTTGCCGATGTATATATTTTCTGAGCCTCAAACTGATATTTATCAGGTTCTATGAGATTGAGTTTACGCTGATTGTTAAGCAGATTCAGGTTAGTTTCAAATTCCTGTTGTATGGCCTCTTGCCCGGAACGAATCTGCTCGTCAAATACACTTTCTGGAGTAATATTGTTTGGCATATTAAGTTACCTCTATTAAGTTGTTCGATGGAATTTCAACAGCATTTTTGGCTTGTAATTCCCTGCCTCCGCCGCCGCAAGCTGCTCCGCAAGGTTGTCTTGTTGGTCAAGATATGCTTCCCAAATCGCCCGTGAGGCTATATCCCAAAATTCCCTGCCCAGCATCCCGCTCAACGCTGTCCGCGTTTTTGGATCCGGTACAATCTCGCCGTACTTCTCGCGCGGCATCGGGAAAATAGTTTCAGAGTACGGGTTCGTCGGCCACCACTCTGGCATTATTTTCTCGTCGCTCATCTGCTACTCCTCCCCGGCGTTGGGCCAAAACCTATCTCGCCCGACCGGTCGGTAAGGCCATGAGGCGGCTTCGCCATTCCCGCCCTGTCCGGTGGTAGTTCCCTGCGATAATATAAAGGTATGTCAGCGATGGTATTATCTCCTAAGCAATTCGGATGGTAATATACAGAAAATGGTCCATAACCAGAGAACAATAGTGAGCGTGAGTCCGATGCCGTTTCCTATTGCTTCATCGTATTTTTCAGGGCATATTTTCAAGTTTCTCCTATAGTTCCAGCCATTTCGATAACGTGGTGTCGTATATCGCCATAAACGTATCCGTATAATCGTCAAGGGTTACGTCTCCCCCGGTCTTTCCGCAGACGATATTGCCCGTTCCATTTTTGACTACAATGGTTCTGTCGTCATAGTTGGGGCGAATAACAACTATCTGCCCATCGTAGGTTCCGACCATCGTATCGAGGTCGTAAGAACCGGCCCCGCTGCCACCCGAAACAGTGTGATAACTTTTTGTTGGCGTAATTGAACCAGTGCTTATGGCCAGACCGGTTCTGCTTATGAATCCAAACTTGCCGTCAACCTTCACGCTCGGCGAAGCCAGGGTTATATCTTTCCCCGCCGTAGCTGCCGAAAAACTTATGGCTTGATCAAAAGAAGAAAAAGACAGGTTTCCGGCGGTTGCAAACGCCGACCCCACGGATGTTAATGTAAGACCAAAAACATTAGCGTAGCCCGCTGCGGAAAACTGGACCTGATTTGCAATAGTGCCATTGCCCTTAAAATTCAAGTAGTCTATTGCTCCCGCATCGCCGTAGTCTATAATGGGTGTGCCGTTGGTGAGGTCCAGCGGAGTTGCGCCCGTAAGGGTTGCCGATGCAAACTGCGGCGTGCCGGTAGTAGTAACGTCTTGGTCAATGTAAGAATGGTCTGTGCCATTATTTGAGATATGGGCATAGGCTGCGTCCCAATTAGTATTCTCGGTAGTAGAAACGTGAACCGAATCGCCACCGGCTATTTGTGAATGGGTATAAGCAGCTTTGGCCTGTGCTACCGTAACGGTATTCGTACCTGCACCAGAGCTTAGTGTTAAACTTTTTCCAGCCACATCCGCAGAGATAGTCATATTACCCGTAATATCACCAGTAATTGTAAGCCAAGACGTTGTAACCTTTTTCAAATAAAATTGGCTATCCATACCGCCAGTTAATGTGACATCTCTCGCAGTGTTATACCCCAAGTCAAATTGGCAATAACCTGTACCAATCAAGTTCTCATTGTCAAAATCTATCGTGCCACCGGCAGAGGTTATCTTGAGATTGCAACTGCCTGAAGTATGTAGATTCGGCACGCCTCCGGCAGTCTGAAAGACAAAATAATTGGTATTATCCCCGCTCGGCCTGAAAAGCATGGACGAAAGACTTGTGAAGGAAATTCCGCTTGCTTCCGCTATAAAAGTTAATCCCTCTGCCGTAAAAGATATTACCTCGCCATCTCCTGTTGCGTCAAAGACTATTGAACCATCTTCCGCTATTACATTTATTTCTGTAGCAGAGGTTATGTCTATACCGGTACTATCAGAATATATGCTGATATAATTGCCATTCATCACCACTTGAGCTGTACCAGTCAACGCAAGGTCAGTCTGTGCTATAATTCCAATGTCATTAATTGAAGTCAGAGTAGCTGCAATGGCTCCAAAATCAATGTTGGCATTATCAAGAGTGATATTATCAACCGTAAGTGAACCAAACGTACCCAAACCTGTAGTTGTAAGGCCAAATGTGCCATTAGTAATATCAGTAGCCTCGCCATTATTCAAGACATACTGTGTGTGGTCGTCACCAACGGTAAGACCTGACAATGAACTATGGGCTATTGCTCCCCCACCACCGCTATCCACATAAGCCTTTGTAGCTGCATCTTGGGCACTTACAGGATCGGATAAATTTACTATATCGCCGTCATTTACATCCAGCACACCGCTTGCTGACATTTTAATATCAGCAGTTGCGTAAGTTCCACCAGTAAAGTCTATGCCGTATGTAAAAGCATAATTGCCACCCGATATATTAGTATCCTTAAAATATATGCCAGCATCGAGGGTTTCACCATTTCCACCTACAGCTTCATTTTCAAGATATATTCCATAGCCCGCAGTAACGTCGCCAGCATCTCGTGTATGCACTCGCACGTGCAAGGCACGGAGATCCGTTATAACGTCACTTACTCCCCATTCTGCTCCTATCAATGCACCACGCATAGTGCCTATAGTTGACGAACCCTTACCAATAGCTTCGGCCAGAAGTCCAGTTAAAACACCAGCATTGATACCAGCATTATTGGCAGCTTGTATTTCTGCTCCTATAGCAGAAGCAGTTGTGTTTGTCGTTACAAGTTGTGCCCTTGAACGTAATGCAGTAACATCATAGTTATTACCAGAATAATGAAGCTCAAACCCATATTTACGGGTTGCTGTTACATCTGTCGGAGATCCAAAAGAACCTGCTGTCACCTTACCAGGTACAGTTAATGGATCATCTATGGATAATGTAACTGTACCATCAGTATCATCGGTAACAACTATTTGATTCGCTGTTCCTGCTATCCAATCTACAAGATCTATAGATTCAAATGCAGTATTAACATCAGTGGCGACTATTCTATTACCGCTTAATCCAGTTAGAGATACGCCTACAAAAGTTGGACTTGCAGTTGGTCCAAGACGTATGGTTGCAAGTTTCCTAATAGCGTCTTGAACACTTTTCCAATCATTAGGTTTTATTACTGGTACAAGTCCCATTACATACTCCTTGATCCTACACGTACACCATTTTTATAATAAACCAATATTGGTTTACCAAACTTATCTGTCTCTTGTTTAGTAGTTATTCCTTGTGCTTCAAATCCACCCGATTCTTGTGCTGATTCAGGTAAATTTGCTGTTACTTGTGTTTTAGTCTGTTGTTCAATGCCACCATCCCCACTACGTACAAGATTTCCTGATGCGTCATAAACAGCACCCCTGGCTTCAGCAGCCGAAATTTGTTCCTGTGGCGTTGGACCAATCCAAGATGATTCCTGTCCACCAAATAAATTTGGGAAGTTGGAAGCCGATACCATACCACCACCGCCATAAGTTCCACTACCACCACCAGTCGTTCCTCTACTGCCACTAAACACACTTCCTTGTCTGCCATATACATCAGGAAATAGATTAGCCATATAATTACTACCACTGGCATAATTTGCAGCATTTCTTGCTGCCATTTCCTGTTGAGCCTGATACTGTTGTGCCTCTCTTGTTAAGCCAACCTGAGTACGTGGACCTATGAGTGCTCGCTCGTATGCTGCGGCTCGTTCCTTTTCTCCTTCAGCAGATTGAAATTCTCTTTGAGTCTGAGTTTCACGGGCACTTTCAGCCAGTTGAGCTAAAGCTAATTGTAAATTAGAAAGCATCTGTTCCTGCGATCCACGTGCAGCAAGCCGTTGTCTCCCGGCTGTTTCTTCAGCAGCTACAGATACAGTTGGAGTTATGGTCGTGCCAAACAATCCACCGCTTATGAGATTTTGTGTGCCCTCTGAAACAGCCCTTCTTTTTCCTGCTTCTATATCGCCCAATGCCGACTTCAAAGCAGAACCGCCTTCAGCATACCGGCCCATCATTTCTGAATAAATGTTTCCTAAAGTTGGGATTCCGTTTGCCATTTTCTTTACCTCATTTTTCCCGAAGGTTGAATAACGCCTGTAACTTGTTCAAATGCCCAGGATTCATCTACTGTTGAATTGGCAAGTCTGATAGCGGCATACATTCCACGTGCCCTTTGTCGTAATGTTTGTCCTTTGCCAAATCTCTTAGCTGGTCCCAGGATCGTCACAGTAAAATCAAATCCCGAATTTGCTACTACATTTTCTATAATTTCTTCTGGCGTATAACCAGTGAATATTCTACATTGAATATCGTTTGAATCAGCCTGTGTTCCTCCACTTCCTCCACCGGCAGTTGTAACATTTATCATACTTATCTTTCCAAAGTTATCTGGATCTTTGTTTAACGGCATAGGCCCGAGAACTACATAACTACTTATAATTGATGTACCCACACCAACAGCATCAGCAGCAAGATTGTCACTTTTCAGTGAATTGTTGAATTTACGAATATATCCATCTTTGCAACCGACTAACAGATCTGAATATGCTGGATCATTTGCTGCATAATAGAATAGTGAATATGGCCCACCTGCTGTCGGATAACTTTCTGGATAAAATGCTTCTTCAGATATGTCAAAAAAATAATTGGAATTTGCCCCTGTTGCTATCGTAACTATGGATATTAACACAGCATGTCGTTTGCGGTCATAACCAAGAACGACACGATGAGTATTGGGATCTGCTGCTTCGTCTACTATTATATTCGGCAATCTCATTTTGGATATATTTGTAGGAAATCCTGGAATATTGCTTCTGTAAAGACCATCAATACCCCAAAAATATAGATTTCCAATATCATCCCAACAATGGCTAAATGCTCCATATATGCCGGTAACAAGGCTCAACTCATTCAAAGATCCACCTGCGGCTGGATCACCATTTAAGAACCATATCGAATCGGAACATCCAAATACAAGATAATCATCTTTGTATGGAATAAGTGCACGCACTATATCACCAATTTCTCCAGCATCAGTATTATTGCCTGCCACCGGAGCAAGCGAATCATTAACTACATATTTCCAATCCCAGGGATTAGCTACACGTGACATATACCATTGATGAGGATAATGCGGATCACCAGATAATACACATCGGCCACGATATAAACAGCCGAGATATGCTGACGTTGGTAAAGATCCATAAGTTCTCACGACATCTTCATCATCTTTGGTATCAGGATATGCTGTCCAGGCATACCAATGTGGTGCAGCAGCAGCATCAGATGGAATAAAGGAAGATGGCGTCATAACAGTATTTTGAGAAGAACTTAAAATAGATACGGAATTGGCGGTGTTAAAAGTGCCGGTAGTAACATATCCATATACAGCAGTTTTGGCTGTATTAACATAATCTACAACCATTTGGGCGAGACTTGTGGCCTGTATCAATATGTCCCCATGTGCCGGTGGATATGTAAGTGCTGAACATGTCAACTTAGTATTGGCAAAATCAGCCACTTTTAACTTGGCCCCATTGACCACAAATACTTTCTGAAATGCCTCAAACATTACCAGTTGGTCCGATGTATCAATAGCACCACCACTTGTATCTAATTCTACCATTGTTCCTTTTGCCACGTCAGTATCCTCATACCAAATTTCATCATTACCGGCAGCTACGAGCCATTTCTTTGTAACCTTGTCCGTCAAAGTAACTGCCATTTTTTATATATCCTCGTACCAGATCTTATTGTTAGCTGCTGCTACTAACCGCCTAAGTGTCACCACATCATTTGGAGGTCTGAATGTTAGTTGTCCCCATACTTCAAACATAAAATCACTTCCCGCACTTGCCCAAGTTCCTCCATCATTATTTGAATATTCATAATTTCCACCAGTATATATGGGAGAAGTTGAATCAACTCTCCAATAACAATGATAATTTACGCTAATATCATTATCAGGCGTATGATATAAAACTATGGCATATTTTTCGCCATTTGTAAGATCACAGGAAATAGCAATTTCTTCCCAATCAGCCGTAGTAACAGGTATATTAGCATAGGCTATAGTAGCCGATGCCAACACATTTCCATCGGGATGTCCATTTTCATCTGTTCCTTGTATTTCAACTTTTAGATCTATGGTAGGAACAGGAGTCCAAAGGGCATCTCGATATATTTTTAATTTCAAAGAACTAATAGTATAATTTTCACTGGCAGTAAAGGTTTGAGCTACTTGTCTATTCTGAACAAATATACTATGATTATTGTCGCCAGTATTATAATAATCATATAATGTAGCCATTAACTCACCGTGCTAACAGTACACATAGCAACTACAGGATTATCGGCAGCACCAATCTGAGTGCCAGCACCCCATTTATCCAGGCCAGGGCGTTGTCCCCCGCGTGTACGCTCGTCAAATACATCACGTAACCGCATATTATTCATATCCACAGATGTCATTGGTGGCTGTGCAATCGTAACACTGGATTTATCTATGCCTTTTCTTGGAAACGGAATAGCAAAATTAGCCATTTAAGTCTCCCATATGTGGGGGCCAGCCTTATTACTGGCCCCCGGATACCAGGTATATTATGAGAAACTACGATCTGTAGGATCGAAGTACACCAAACAGGCAGCATATACAACTTCAAGCCCATAAACATTTAACGCATCAGTTGTATGAGCACTTGTGGTAAATACTACTGTAACTGCATCACCAGCCTGAAGGCTAAGACTATCGGCGTTAATTTCTACCCAACCAGCCTTAGCGGTATTGGTGTTGACAGCACCAGAAATAGTTGGATCAAGGTCTGCTGATAATGAAGCAGCGGCTCTTTTACGATAAATTGCTGCATCAATAGTGGGTGTGTTAGTATCACCAGCAGAATTAGCCAGAAATCTGATCCGAAGTTTATTACGGGATTCATCATAATCTTCAGGAACCACAAAAGTAAGTGTTCCTAAACTTGTCTGGCTCGATGCTAATTGGACACCTTCAAAGCTTGTTTCCAATGATGCTCGCATAGGATTGCCGCTATCGGCTGCTAATATACCACCAGTAGTCAAGCGTAAACTGTTGATGTCCAGACCGGGAATTACTTTCTTAAAACCTTCGCCGGTCACGATACGATCTGAATTTTTAAGGAATGTCGCAGGATTCATTTAATTCTCCTTTCCCAATTTTTCAGGGATCATCACCCGGAGTCGGGCTACATTAAACAGATTCAACATCTTTCCATATTCGTTCACGAATTTTAGGACCATAGTTCATAGATCCGAGTCGTTTTGGAGCACTACGAGCATCTATATTATAAGCATTTGGTAGTGCCTTTTTCATATA